GGCTTTAGGATAGTATTATGGCAACCCAAGTTCAATTTAGAAGAGGAACAACAGCAGAACATTCAGGCTTTAAAGGTGCTGATGGTGAAGTCACAGTAGATACCTCGTTAAAAACTGTTGTAATACATGATGCAATAACTAATGGAGGCTTTCCATTATTAAGACAAGATGGATCTAATTCTTTATTTTCGAAGTCTGGTGATCTAAATAATTGTGCTTTAAAATTTAATGGAGATCCTAATACAGGATTAATTAGTCCTGTTAATGATGAATTGTCTTTAGTTACTGGAGGAGTTGCACGTCTTACAATAGATTCTAATGGGGCAGTAACAATTCCAGGTAATGTAACTATAACGGGAACATTATCTGCAACTACTACCAATTTTTCTGATCAAATTGCATTAATTCTTGCACTAGGATAATATGGCAAATACCTTCAAAAGTGACACCAAATCCAATGTTGTTACAGCACTTATAACTGATAATACCGCAGTGATTGTCACAGCAGGTGGTAGTTCAACTTTAGTTTTATTAAGTATCCTCCTCTCAAACAAAGTCGCAGCTAGTGCTGACGTAGATGTTTATCTTGAATCAGCTGGTGATGATGTTTATCTTCTACGAAATGCTCCAGTTCCTGCAGGATCTTCTTTGGAAGTTATAAGTGGATCAAAAATAATTATGGAGGCAAACGATAAATTAAGAATAAGAGCAGGCACAGCAAGTGCAATAGATGCAACTGTAAGTTATCTTGATCAGACTTAAGGAGGTATAACACATGGCTCTAACAACAGTAAGTTCAGATAGGCTATCTACAAACGTAAAGAATACAAACTTTACAGCAGCTGAGAAACAAGATTTAACAGATGATATTTTACCTTTAGCTGGACAGTTAGGTAATAGAAATTTAATAATTAATGGAGCTATGAACGTGGCTCAACGTGGTACATCATCTACAAGCTCTGGTTATGCAACTGTTGATAGATTTAAGTGTACTCATAATGGGACAGATGAAGCACCAACTCAAGCACAAGTTGATGTAAGTTCTTCCGATTTACCTTTTACAAAAGGTATTACAAAAGCATTGAAAATTACAAATGGAAATCAAACAAGTGGTGCTGGAGTAAATGATTATATTTTTATTGACACAAGATTAGAAGCAACAAATGTAAGAAATAGTGGTTGGAATTACTTATCATCATCTAGTTTTCTAACTTTAAGTTTTTATGTAAAGTCTAGTGTTGCACAAAATTTCTATGGATATGTTCAATCATTTGATGGAACTGGAAGAACATACCCTTTCGAAACAGGTTCTTTATCTGCTAATACTTGGACGAAAATTACAAAAACAATTCCTGGAAATAGCGGATTAGGATTTGATAATGACAATAATATGGGATTTTTAGTTTTAATTGCACCTTTTTGGGGAACTACTTACACAGATAGTGGAGTTACTTTAAACCAATGGGGAACTACTAATAATAATGCAAGAACACCTGATAACACTTCAACATGGTACACAACAAATGATGCGACATTTGAAATTACAGGAGTTCAATTAGAAGTAGGCAGCGTGGCAACAGATTTTGAGCACAGGTCATTTGCACAGGAGCTTGCTTTGTGTCAGAGGTATTACCTTACAACTAGAGGTGGTAATAATGGTAATCCAAATAGTGATGCTGGAGGATTTTTTGGTGTTCCCTTAAATAATAATGCAGGAGGATATGGTATAGCAAGGTTTCCTGTCGCTATGAGAGCAACACCAACTATAGTGTTATATGATGCAACTGCAACTGCTGGAAAATTTACACAAAATGGAGTTAATTATTTTACAGGAAATGCAGGAGCCATAAATAATAATGGTTTTTCTCTTATATCAGGTGCCAGTGGTCTTAGTGATGATGCTAACTTAACTCTTACTGCTGGTTTTACTGCATCTGCGGAACTTTAAAAAACTATGACTTATAAACTTACAAAATCTACAAACTCAATAACAGGAGTTACAACTGAGGGTGATATTATTATCCGAATTGCTGATAATGCAGCTATTCCTATTGACGAAGCAAATATCGACTACCAAGAATATCTTGAGTGGTCTAAAACTAACACAGCCGAAGATGTTGATGGATTAACTTGGGATGATATCAGAGCTACAAGAGATCAAATATTAAAATCTACTGATTGGACAATGACAACTGGTGCAACTGTAGATCAAGCACAGTGGGCTGCATATAGACAAGTTATAAGAGATATTCCTCAGACTTATAAAGATAAAACTCCTGATGATGTTGTTTGGCCGACACAACCATCTACTGCAGGACCTAACACTTAAATTTTTTAAAAAATTAGTAATAATTCTCAAAAATTAGCCTCTGTAAAATAGAAGAAGCAAATAAAAGATTTCAGTAAGCATGCCGTATATAGGTAATAATCTCAGATCGAATAATGCTTATAAAACGATTGATGATGTATCGAGTTCGTTTAATGGAAGCCTACAAACTTTTGCTTTAACAGTAGGTGGTTCTGCACCTGTACCATTTCCAAAATACGAGACACAATTAATAATTTCTGTTGGTGGTGTAGTTCAAGAACCAGGAACAGGTTTTACATTGTCAGGGACAAATATAGTTTTTGGTTCTGCTCCAGCTTCAGGTGAAAGTTTCTTTGGTGTAATTTTAGCTGCTGCTGATTATCTAAATGCTGGAGGAACATTTCCTGATGGAACTAATTCAGTTCCTTCTATCACATTTTCTGATGACACAGATACAGGAATATTTAGAAGCGGATCAGGATTAGTTTCTATTTCAGCTAACGGAGTTAAGGTCGCTACCTTCCCAACAAGTGCAGGGAGTTCAGGCCAAGTACTTTCCACAAACGGATCGGGTGTACTCTCATTCGTCGATCAGTCAGGAGGTGGAGCTGTCGGAGGAGGATCTGACAAGCTGTTTATGGAGAATGGAACAACCATGACAACTAACTACACAATAGGTACTGAATTTGGAGCTACTTGCAATGCTCTAAGTGCAGGACCAATTACAATTAACGCAGGTGTCACGCTGACTATACCTAGCGGATCAGTCTATACGGTGGTTTAAATTATGCCTATTGCAATTAATGGATCAGGAACAGTAACAGGAGTCTCGGTAGGAGGTTTGCCTGACGGAGTAGTAGATACAGATATGCTTGCTGCGAATGCAGTAAGTAACGCTAAAATTGCAGATCTTTTCTCAGGTGGAGCAACTGGCGGAATAACAATAGGGGGAATTAGAATACAAACTGGTTCAGTAACAACCGCATCATCTACAGTTTCAGCTAGTACTTCCTACGGAGTTTCAACCCAAAAATATATAGACACAACTGTAACTGGACTTACTGGTTTCAATTCTGCACCTGCAATTTTTGTGACAATTCAAGCAGATTATCATGATGCAGCAGTTGCTGGTCTTCATAATATATCAACTTCAGGATTTCAATTCGTGGTAGTTGGTTCGAGAGATGGTGCTATTACAAACAGAACTTGTAAATATGTAGCGATAGGAGAAGCATCATGAGTTATAAATGTCTTGTTAATGAAAAAAATGAAATCACAGGTTTTTATGAAGATCCCTCAAAAGCACCCTCATGGGCAGTTGATTGCGATAAAGTTTTTGCAACACATGGAACTGGTCAACCACCAGAGGTTACACTTCTCTATAAATTAGTAGACGGAAAAGTAGAGGATAACGCATGAGTTCTATAAAATTAACAGCTGATTCTGGAGGAGGTACTTTTGAAATTAAGGCTCCATCTTCTAGTAGCAATACACGAGTATTAACTTTACCTGATACAGGTAACATCACACTGCCTAATACAAACGGAATAACAATGGCAGATCAATGGAGATTACATACCAGTTACACTGCTAATGGTGCAGCTGCGTTACTTGCAAATTGGGAAAGAGTTGACAATACAAATTGGTCTGGAATTGGCACAGGCATGACTGAATCAAGTGGTATTTTTTCTTTTCCATCTACAGGAATTTATTATATAGAATTTCATGGTAGAGGAACTGCTAATGGTGGAGCTAGACAATATACAGGAATATATATTCAAACAGGTGTTTCTGGGACATATACAAATGTTGCTGATGCTTACGATAGTGCGAGTGCTAATGCTTATTATTTTGATACTGTTACTTCAACCTATTTTGATGTGACAAATACTACAACTCATACAGTAAGACTTAATGTTGAAGCCTCAGGGTCTACTCTTTATAGCGGTAATAGTAATCAGAATCAAACCTTTGTAACTTTTATAAAATTAGGAGATACATAATGAGATTAGACGGAAGAGCAGATCACATAGAAGATTACCTTGTTACAGTTCGTACTGGACAATGGTTTGGTTGGAGTAATCCTAAAAATAAAATTTATGCAAATCTTATAGTACATGATGGAGGTTCTAAACCTACTGAAAAAGAATGTACAGATGGACTCGCTACACTACAGGCTGCTTGGGATTTAGAAAATGATTCTTACAGATCTAAAAGAAGAGAAGCTTATGACACGTTACCAAATCAATTGGATTTACTTTGGCATGCAATAGATGCTGACTCAGATTTAAAAGTTAAGTTTAGTGCATTTTATAATTCTATTAAGGCAGTGAAAGATGCTAATCCAAAACCATAAATTATGACAAGTAAATTAATAGTTAACAGTATAAGACACACAGGAGCATCAGCAGACGCAATTACTATGGATGCTTCAGGGAATGTTACCTTCCCTGCGAATGCTACTTGTTCTGGAACAGCTACTGGGTTTGGTGGAGGTAAAATTCTTCAGATTGTTCAAGGTACATTAACATCTCAAGCTTCACACGCTAGTAGCAGTCTTGGTGATATTGGATTAAATGCTTCTATAACTCCACAAACTAACAGCAAAATTTTAGCTTTAATAAGCATACAATCTGGTATTGATTATAAAACAAACAGAGGCTATGGTATCGCATTATTAAGAGATTCTACTGCAACATATACAGATCCTTTAGACTATGCAATTCAAGGAAATACAAATGCTACAGTGGGTGATGGAAGAATTAAGTCCTGTTGGAATATACTAGATACTTCCCCTGGTGGTAATGGGTCAACTTCAATTACTTATAAAATACAAGTTAAAACTCATGGTGGTAGACAAGTCAACTTTTGCGAAGGTGGTAATCAATCATCAATAACATTAATTGAGATAGGAGCATAATGATATACAATAAATATTTAGCATTAGATTCTTTAAAGCCAACTAGTAATTACAACTGGCAAGGAGAAGATTATAAAAATTTAATATGGATTAGTTCTGATACAAAACCAACTGAATCTGAAATAGATGCTGAAGTAACAAGATTAAATAATGCAGAACCAATGAGATTATTAAGAGTTGAAAGAGATAGATTATTAACAGCTTGTGATTGGAGAGCAAGTTCTGATTTAACACTTTCAGATTCTTGGAAAACATATCGTCAAAGTTTGCGTGATTTACCAGCTAGTGCATCACCTAAACTTGATAGTTATGGAGATTTAGATATGACATCTGTGACTTGGCCAACTATACCTAGCTAATTATTTAGACTGGTTAGTTTATAAAAATAACAGTAGAATAAAAATATAAGATTTTTTTAAAAATGCAAAAAATTATTAATGCAATAGCTGTAGCTTCAGGTGTAGTTTCTTTAACCGTTGTAGGAGCTAGTTTAGGTATTTATTTAAATAAAGATGCAATCATCAACAACATAAAAGAGAAAGCGTTAGAAGCGGTTACAGGCAGCTTAGGAGATAGTTTAGGAGATTCTTTACCTATACCTGATACAACTGGTGGTGTTATTCCTGAGCTACCTAAAAGTCCATTTTAAAATTGTCTGAAATAAATCAAATAAATATAAATAAATTAGAAATAATTCCTATCAATAGTTATATTCATACGCCTATACAATCTATACCTTTCAGTCCTCCTGTAACTTTAACTATCGGCAATCCAATAATACAAGTGCCAGGTTGTGTTGTATTTAATCCTGCTAATGAAAAATCAATAAAACTTGTTACTGAAGATGATAGAGGTAATAGGACTTTATGTGATGGAACTGTACCATATTTCTTCCCTATGGATTATGTTCCTGAAGATTTAGTTTTTGTAGAAGATGTAGCTGCACCTACTGTAACTCCAGCTCCAGAATTAGAAACTCCTCAACCAAATTTAGATAATCTACCTCCACCACAAAAAGAAGTTGAGTGTCCTGCTCCTAATCAACCAAGAGTTGGAGATCTAACACGTAATGGAGAGGAGAAAGTTGTAGGTCACGAACTCAGTGCTGATAAAAAAACTTGTATAGTTTTGTATGAACCAACCACTGCAACTGATAAGTATCTACCAAATACATCTCAAGTTAGTACAACAGCTGCAATCGCTGTAGTAGCAACAGCTTCAGCAGCAGCAACACCCTTATTATTAAGATTAATACGTCCATTATTAAAGCAATTATTTAAAAAAATTCAGGCTTTATTTGGTAAAAAACAAACAGAAAAATTTAAAGGATTAAAAAGAAAGAAAAAACTTATTTCGGAATCTCGTGCTGATGATTAGGAATAACTCCATGAGGATTTGTAACTACGATATCTGAACATATCTGAGCAGCAGGACTTGATGGATGAAAGGTAACTCCCAATCTTTTTTGCTCCGCACAATGCTTCAATCTTGCCATTTCAAAATCTAATCTTTTATTAGCTAATAATTGTTTGTTTAATTCATTCTGAGTATTAGCTGCTTTCAAGCAACCCTCATTATGACGTTTATCTAATGGTACGGTTATGTTCATACTGATTCCCCATCCAATACTATGGTTAGATTTCTGACCTGTTCTAGTTGGTTTTTGATAAAGTACAGCCCCAGGATTGTCTAATACACCATCATTATTGGTATCTGAATTATCAAAAACTGGATCCATATAATAATCTTCATAAGGTTCTTTCCATGAATCTTGTAATGTAGCAAAAGGAGTAATGCTAAGTGTCGCCCCCTGACAGGACACCCCATTTCCGTGAGTATTAGTTATATAAGGACCCGATAGATTTTGGACAGCCAAATTGGATACGGAACCACTGGAATTTGCCACTGGATTTGCCGTTGCGGACACCCCTCCCACTTCGTTTGCATAAATAGGAGTACTAAATATATTTAAAGCTAGAAGTAAATATTTTACTGACTGAAGGTTGAAACCGTGTCTGTGACTGAAGTTATCTCGGTTGTTCTTTGGATTATGGTCTGAGATTTTAGCCCTGGTTGACTCAAAGTTGTAGTCAGTTGCCACGGCTTGCTTGAATCCGTCACCGTAAAGTTTGGCATGTTGGTTGTATCTAGATTTGTCCACGTCGAATTTACACCATTAACTGACTGTGTAACACTCTGAGCTGGAGGAACCAAGCTACTTGCATCTGTACTAATGTTATTACCAGTTACGGTATATTGCCACCCAGTTTGATAATCAACGACATTTATGGTTTCTGTGACCGTAGAAGTGGTTTCTGTATGTGAGGTAAGACTACCAGTCTGAAAGTTGGGAACGACTGGTACGGCTTCTACAGACGCACTCAGTGAGCTTAATACGACCACAGGTATCACACTTTTCAGGATCTTTATCATCTTGATTTTCTTTGATTGCAAAAGCATGATCCTTTAACTTCATTTGATACTGATCTCACTTACAAATTGTCCTGTCGCCACTGTACCTGCCCCTCCACCTGTTAGTGTGACCGTTGAACTTGAATCGATTGTACCTGCTAATGTGCCTGCAGTTCCTGCTGCAGTTGAGGTCTGATTAGAAAAAGCACTAACAGCACCTGTAGATGGAGCAGAAGTTATCAAGGCATCACCTTGGGTAAAACTTTGAGTGAAGCTGAAACTTTCACCTGCTGTGGCCTGAACTGCTGAGAGTGTAGGTATTGAACCTACTCCTGATGTAACTGTTAAAGAACCGATTGAGTTTGTAGCTGACCCACCTTCAGGTGTATACTGAGTTGTTACGTTGTTTCCAGAAACACTATATGTATTACCTAAACGCTCTACATTTGTTGCTGCAGCATTGACCTGTAGCTGTACGCTAC